TATCAACATCTGCCAAACTAAATTTGCTTGATTCCGCCATCAAATATTCTCTTTTATCTTGTGGCATAGAAGTATTATCTTCAATGTATTTCATTGTAGTTTCAACTTCATATTTGAATTGTTTAGATTCAACATCTGCCTTGAAAGATTTTAGAGATGTATTTTCTTTAGACATTTCGAGGATTTTACCGCAAACTGCTTCAAACATTTTTGCGTAATCTTTTTCTTCTTTAGCATATTCAGAATTAACCATTTTAGAATAAGCATCAGTTTCATTAGCAAGCATGGTTAAAGTAGCGGCGACATCGAGATTAGCATCATTAGACATTTTCTTTTCTTCATTGTCTTCTTCTTCCTTCTCTTTATCCTCTTCTTCTTTTTCTTTGGCTTCATCATCAGCAGCCATTTCTTCTTTTTCTTTTGGCTCTTCTTTTTCAGCCATTTCTTCCTTTTCAGGAACTTCAGCGGCCATTTCTTCTTTTTCTTTTTCGTCCTTTGGAGTTTCGGCCATTTCCTCCTTTTCCTTATCTTTTTCGAATTCTTCCATATTTGTTTTCTCCTTTTTGACCAAATTTCCTTCATTGTCAAAATATGACATTATAATGGAATCTTGTTTATCCAATTCATTTGACAACTCATTAGACCAATTCATTCCATCAGAACCTCCGTACATCATATAGGTTATATAAGAATCAGAAGGCGGTGATTTAGTCATATTTTTAAATTTATCAGATTTGAAGGAATCTTTAATTGCCCTAATCTTTTCTGGAGTTATTTTATCATTCTTAGAAATAAAATTAGCAGTAGCTAAAGAAACAGATGTTGCACCTCGATTATTATTCTTATAAAGAGAATAACCTGTGGCAACGTTATCTTTTACATTTTTAGGAATCGTTAAATCTATATTATCGTAATTAGAAAATTCCATCTTCAACGCTTCTTCATATGCCTTATTTTCTTCTGCGAATGACATCATTTCCATCTGTGCTCCTGGCGATCCTTCTGTTACAAAATCTCCTAAAATACATATGCCAGTATAAGAAAAATTTTTCATATCTAATAAGCCATTTGGCAATTTTTCACCATCAATTACATCCAGTTCGACGCTGACTTTTTTCTTTCCCCCATCTCTTCTAAATATATCAACAGCTTTTGAAGCATATCTTTTCCATATTCTGAAGTCTATATTAAGAGAAGTCCTACCGTCTGCCATTTTTTCAAACTTCTGACTTCCAGGCACTACGAACCCAGCAATTAACGTGTTATTTGGCGAACTGTGACTTGTAAAGTCATCAAAGACAGGAGTGATGTTGTAAAGAATTGGCTTATTATCAATTGTATGAGCGGTTGACATCAAAGAGGTTTCGCTACAAATTGTGTCATTTCTACTCTCGCCGCTTGAAAATGCTCTAATTTTACCAGTGGCGAATTGAGAATCTCCATTTTCTTCAACGATATCTCCATCTTCAATTTCAAAATTTAAATGTTTGTTCAATATCTTACCTCCTTCCTAGAAGGTAAAAGATAGCTAAATTTTATTAGCTATCTTCATCCATAACGACAAACCTTCCAAAGTTTCTTTTAGCAAATCCGTATAGACAAAATAATAATATTTATCATCAACATTTAATATAGGGAAACCCTTCTCATATATCAAATATTCAGCTAATTTTTTCTTGCATTTAAAACTTGCCATAAGATTTTGTCCATTGATTATCATTTAGTCTTCCTCTTGCGTCATAATACATGGTTTATCAGAAGATACCAAACCAGATAAAAATACAAAATCATCAATGTCATGGTCAAATCTCATCCAATCACCATTATACGCTCTACCTTTATCAACAAGTAATATGCATTGATTCGTAACTACAGATAAAGGTTTCATAAATTTCATTATAAATGATGCGGTTGTAATATCAGATTCTTTCATAGCCATATCATAAGTTTCGTAACATAGGGATTCCATGTCTATAATATATGATAATATCCTATCAAAAAAATCTTGCGGCGTAGCATAATCCATATCATCTAATGGTGTCAATCCATATACTGTTAAGCAATTTCTTGACCCCTGATAATCAGAAACAACATCTGCCATTTTTGGGAATAGGTGTGCCAATTTTTCATGAAGAATAGAACTGGATTTATTCATTACAAATTTTACATCTAGCACACTCATTGCTCTATCGCAAATTCTGTTTCCTTCAAAAAATCCAGTTACGATATCATTTAATTTGTTATTGACAACGCTAGTAATTAATGCGTTCAATATTCCCTCCTTACTATAAAATTTTATTCGAAAGCAATCCAAGTAATAGTGTCAGTAGTAGTCAAAGCAGCAGCACCAGACGCACTAGTAACTTTCAAATTACCAGCAGTTGAAACAACATAAAGAGGAATAGTACCAGCGCTACCAGAGCGTCTGCATTGCACAATATAACCCTTTTGTGTAATACCAGTAGTTAAATTAACTTCACTTCCAGAAGCTAACAAGCTTCCGCTAGATGCAACTAAAGCTGCTTGGACACCAATTCTTTGAATCTCATCACCAAGACCAACCTTACATGCTGAGGTATTCATCTTATTCAATTTACGTGCATTTGCTGTAGTAATAGTCATTGTTTGTTCCTCCATTAGTTTTCTAAATTCTTCATCTTAGGAGTCCAAGGTTTTATCCTCGTCAGGATGAAGATTAATACGATAAAATACAAATTTTATTTGTTTTACTTTTTCTTTGCTACATTAGATGCATCACTTCTAGTTTGGTCGCCAGAATCACTCAATTGACCATCCCTCTTTTTTGGTCTACCAGTTTTTTCTTCTCCACCAGCTATTTGTGCAGCAGGTACAATAGGAGTAAGATTATCAGTCCATCCCATTGCTCTAGCCTCTTCAAGCTGTCTCTGGAAATCAAAAGGATTCATGCCAATAGCAGCTGCTATCTTATTAGGCATAACTACGCCTTGAGCCATTAAAGTAGTTTGTTCATTCAATCTACTTTCACGATTAGTAAAGAACTGGCTTCCTTCAAAGTGAACCTTAAACTTAAAATGTTTAGTAAGTTTATTCAACTGATAGTTGTAAAATTGCTCAAACTGAGGATATAAAGAAAACATAAGTTGTTCATCTACATTCAATGAGAGCTGTGCTTCAATCGCATTGGTTTTTACATCTGATGTAAATATTAAATTAGTATTTACTCCAGAAGATGCCAAAGTTGTTTTTAACGTGCTATTATATAATTCATTTTCAGCAGCAAATTCAACTGGCTTCATGTTTTCAAGAGGCGCAGCAGCTACTTTCATAGAATCGCCAACTGCTGCTTTTACTAATGCTAAAAATTTACCTAAAGTATCTGGATTAATAGCAAATTGATCTTTTACTTTAGCGGCTGTTTCTTTGAGTGTGCCAACCTCTCCAATAATTAATCTTGCTGCTACAGACATGTTTATGTTTTTTTGTAATGCTCTCATCAAAGGCTGTTGAATCAGATCAAGAAATAGACCAGAAAAATGAGGAACTCTAGTTGCAACAGATGGATTAAATTTAAATACCCAGCCAATATCAGATGGTATTTGCTGCCAATATACCCAAGCTCCTGATCTAGAAAATGGAGATGCTGAAGGAGTATATTTATTTATATTTCCTTCGCCCCATAATTCAAGATATTTTTTCTTGAAAAAATCAGGGTACATTTTTATATCCACCCCAGGTTGAATGAACCAATACATGTTGAAGTCGAACTCAAATCCATTTTTCCATCTTCCAGTTATCATTGTCCATTCTGGGGAAGCTGGCAATTCTTGTAAAACTAAAGCATCACCATCGTATCTAGGACAATAAAAAGCTGCCTCATTTCTAAGCAGCTCCCCAACTACAGAAGTAAATATTGCTTTATGATCAAAATTGTCGGCGAACCTTTTAAAAATATCTAAGTCTTTTCTATATGCTGGTGTTTTATAATCTTTTATATCAGCATTTACACATTCATAAGTCATATCAAATGCTAAAAGATTACCAAGATATTCTAACAACTTTTTGTAAACTTGCGATTGTATTTCAAAATCTTGACTGAATTCTTGTAGTGCTATTTCATTTTCTTTAGGGTTATTCATTGCTTGCGTTAGAGTAGCCTCAGACGCTTGCATAGGGTTCAAATTCATATCCTTCATCCTAGAATTAATTAGCATAGGAGTAAGGATAGCATTATTGTAGCCAAGTTCTCTTGCAAACCTTAAAACATCATAAACATCTTGTTCAGAAAGTTCTTCTGGTTGAATATTATCAGTCAAATTTTACCTCCTTCCCAAGACAAAATATATTTGCCATAAATTTAAATTCATATTACCATCCTTGTGTCAATGCAGATAATATATCCCAATCATTTGTTGTATCATCTTCTCTTAATAAATCTTTATCTAAAATAGATGTCAAATAATTTGCCATAGAGACACTAGAATATCTGTCTTTTCTTCCACTACCTTCATCTAATTTAATATTTTGATTTTGTTTCTGCATTTCCCAAGATAAGTTTACTGTCTCAGATATAAATAATGAAGTTTGTAAATATGGATGCAACATATATGCATGCATCACACTATCTTCAGCATTAAAGAAATCTTTTTGAGTTCTCAATAGAAAATCTTCAGCCTCATCAGTATCAATTAAAAATGACCACAACTTTTTCTGCAAAGAAGTTCTAAATTGTACATGCATATCTGTATTTAAAGTAGCGTTGCCAGATATAGGATAAATTATTGGGAGTGCATTTACGCCCAAAGTTCTTTGTCTAAATTCGTCTTTAGTTTTTTGTTCTATCTCTGGTATATCCATAATAGTAAACGCTGGTAATTGTTTATCAAGTTCTTCATGATAATATGGAGCAGATAAAGAGTCAAATAAAACGGCTCCTGCTTGAGCAACATCCATTGCTATTCCACCATCTGCGCCAAACCAATACCATATTTCTTTTATGCGATTAGCTTGTAAAATGCCATTAGTACCATGATTGCTTTCCATATATACCAAAGAACGAGCATAGCCCTTTTTAGTTGGAATAAGTCTAATGCAAGAAGTTACACTATTATCATTTTGAGAAGCAATTCTAGTAGCAATATCTACGCCCATAACTCTTACTTCACCAGGAACTCTTGGTATATCAAATGGACTTTTTTGCGGATTATTTTTTGCTAATCCATATTCTTCTTTTCTTAAAGGATAAAAAGATTTTTGAATTGTCCTTTTAAAAAATCCAATTGGATAATATGCATTTTCATTTGAATTTCCTGGGATATTACCATATTGCATATCGAAAGCAACATTATCTCTTTTTTCATCTTCCATTTGTTGTACGGACTTTAAGCCATGCTTTAATGTAGTTAAAAAATCAGTTGCAAAAAATCCAGCAGATTTTCCTTCTATCATAGATTGAGCAACAACCATAGCGGTTTTATACCACCACTCACTAGTATACCATGCACTAGAAATATAATATAATCTAACTGGCTCTGAAACTTTTTTGTATTCTTCCTTCAAACGGAAAGGAGCTTGTCTTGGAATAAGAAATGGCTTAAGAATATTATCCAAAACTTCTTTATCCATCTTGGCATATTCATCAATAATCAAATCATTACATCTTGCTCCCAAAGCACCTTCATTTGCAGCAACAACACTCATAATCGAGCCATTTCTAAAATTAACTTCATAAGTATTGTTATTCGCAGTTATTTTTGTTATTTCCATCTTGCACATTTCTGAGTTGTTAAATATCCATTGAACTTTATCTTTAATAATACGACCAGACTGTTGTTTGGTAGTAGCAGCAATAACTGTTTCAAGACCTGGATATAATATGCTTCTGGCAACAACAAAAACAGCAACTATAAAACTTTTTGCACTTGCACGACTACAGATAGCCACAAATAATGGACTAATAGACATAAGATATATCCATATAACTTGATATGGAAATAATTTTATTTTCAATACATCTTCAATAAAAATAAATATATTTCTTCTATAAAAAGTATTCCATAAAATTATCTTTTCTCTTTTTTCTTCGCTAATTTCTTTAGCGGTGACCATTTGTTTTCGTTGTCTAAATATATCGTCTGTCTTACAATCTTTTCTATAATCATCTTGGAATGGTCTGTTTTTTTTAGCCATAGTTATTCACTTTCAGGTTTATCTTCATCAACATTCTTAGATGATTCTATTTCGCCAGAACTTTCTGAACCAAACATTCCATCCTCAAGGGGGATATCAATATCGTCAACAGAATAATTTTTTCTACCATTTAAGAAATTAGAAATTGGTCTACTAACATAATTCTTAAGATATTTTTTAAGATCAAAGAAGTCATCAAATAATTTATAATCTTTATAATATTCGGCTGGCGTTTCTTCTTCGATTCTTTTTATCAACATACCCCAAGTATCGGCAATATTTCCTTTAGATGCAGCATTACTTTGGGCTGGGCTTAAGTTACTAGTCACTAATAATTTTTGGAAATCTTCTTCTAATTTATTTACATTTTGTTTAGAACTTCTGCCTTTTCTAATATCAAAAAGTTTCAATATAATAAGCCTAAGAAGATTCACCTCGCCTCTAGACCTAATATTATAATCGCCTTCCCATATAGCGTATTCAGATTCTAACCAAATATAATCTTCATATTCTAGGCTATCTCCCCATATTTTTTCCAACTCTTCAGTTGTTTTTTCAGTTACATGATTTCCTAATGGGTCTTCGGGTTCTATTTTTAAACCAGATACTTCTGTAAAAGTTAAACTGTTATTTTCTCTCTCAGTAAAACTCTTTCCACTTGAAAGACCAAGTTTTCCTTTATAAAATCCAACAACCCCTTGAGGAACTGCACCATTTTTTTTAGCAGTTTCTATATGTAATAATGCAGCATTCACTGTATCTTCATCAAATTTCCAATTCAATATCCTGCAAGTAATTAAAAGTGCTCTTGCAGTATTTTTCTCAGCCCTGTATGTGCCTTGATATATAGACTCGCAACACGACTTACACACACTCATGAAACCATTAGTATCTAAGGTAGTATCCGTAGCCACGTAAAAATCAGACGGCTTCTTATTTTCACGGCACATCCTGCAATATATTTTTTCAATTTGCACACCTGTGCGTGATGTAATAGTTTTTACTGTTCTTTTACTTACAACCACTTTTCTCCTCCAAGCAAGGAATTACTAATCCTTAAATTCCATATATATTTTTGTAACCACCCCTTTTAACTTTTTTTACAGTGCATAAACCAACCCCTGTAATTTTTGCTATTTCTTTTATCGTCATTTTTTTATCAAGTAAATTTCTAATTTCTTGAATAATCTCTTTTTTGATTCTTCTACCATTATCTATAGATAAATGAGCCTTGGACATTTTTGCCTTCGTTTCTTCCGAAGCTTTCATACCCATTAAGGATTTAGAAATTTTTTGTTTAGTTTCTTCTGAAACTGGAATTCCAAAACGATGATTCTTATCACCGCAAAACTTTCCAATTCTAGCTTCTGACATTTTTTTACGGGATTCTTCTGATACGGTCTTACCCTTATTACCAATAGACATTTTTAATAATTCTTCTTCTGTGTGCTTAAGTCCAAGGCTATTTGTTACACATTCTCTACAAATATTATATTCTGGATTCCATAAATCAACCAAAGATTGTTCATAATAGGTTAATTCTTCTGGTTCACAATATAATAATATTTTAAATTCAAAATTTTCTTCACCATATTTATGGAAAGCTCTTTCTAAATGCTTGTTCCTGTGTTTTTTGTTTCTCAATTCACTAAAATGTTTAGTTTTTCTTCTTATTAAATTTATTGATTGCCCTATGTACATATCACCATTTATTAAATTTTCTATTTTATAAATTCCGCACAATTTTTCCATATTATTCTCCAACTCCAAATATATAAGATGGGAAGCGGGAGTATCGCTTTTCAATTGGGTAATTAAGCCAATCTATCCCATCTCTTATTGCAACATTATTTAATCTAAATCATCCATAGGAATAAAATTAGCTTTGCTTTTAGACCATATTTCTGATTTACGTTCTTCGCTTGCCGTTTGCATTCTTAACAATTCTTTTTGATGTCCAAAATTTATTTTACTTAATATAATTTCCATCAAAGAATTTTCAGATAATCCTAAAGAATTAATTCCACCAACAAAACCAAGCAAATATGAGGATTCTCTTACCCCATCTTGCAATGCTTCCATATCTGGTTCCAACATAAAATCAGGATAGTTACTAGAAGCACAAGTACTACAAGGAGATTCTTCATTGAATTCTTCTTGTTCAAAATCCTCATTCTGATTTTCCATAATTTTATCCTTTTGTTATTTTATTAATTCGGCTAATCTAGCAACGGCGGAACGCTCAATTCTATCAAGTTCTACTGCGCCAAACAATTCATTTCCTTTTAGCCCCTCCAACATAGAGAGCATGCCATTGTCTTTTTCAAAATTTTTATGGTCAATTTGAGACAAATCAAAATCCATAATAAGTTGGCTATTTTCTCCGACCCTCGTTATGATCATCTTGACGAGTTCGGTGTTTAGATTTTGGCTCTCGTTACACAATATGATCGAATTAGAAATGCTACGGCTTCTCATATCCCCAAGGTAACTAATTTGAATTTTATTAGCTTGTAAATAATTATCAAAGAAAAAATCTCCAATAATATCAGCCATAAACAAACAAGAGTTTTTCTGTTTTTCTGTGGCATCACCAGGCAATATTCCTAAATCTGGAACACCTTGTACCTTAATACCATTTCTGATAATAACCATTCTCTCATATTTCCCACGTTGTAATTCTTGCAATGCATAAGCAGAAGCCAAAAAAGTTTTGCCGCTTCCCGCCACTCCAAGAGCTGCTTTTACTGGAATTTTATCATTAGATAATAAATCCATATATAATTCTTGCCTTAAGTTTCTTGGTTTAATTTTGCCTAAAATTTGAGAATCGAAACAATCATATTTAGTTTTTACAAATTTTTTACCATCATATCTATACTTATCTTTTATTTCACCATTTAGTTTGAGCAATAAATATTGGTTCATTAGAGCATCAACCTTTAAGGTTCCCTCATAAAAATCTGCAAGTTCTTGTTCAGAAAGTTCCAATTCTTTTATGCCGTTATACAATGGTAAAGCCTCCTCTTATTTCATGATGTATAAAACAAAAGCCTTTCTAAATCAATAGAAAGGCTCAGAGGGAATTACGAATTAATTAATAATTTTTTACTTTTGCCTTTTGGCAATAAGTTTTCTTTTTTGCGAGATACACATTTACAATTTTCACAACGAACTGACTCCCACTTCCCCGCGCTTGTATAATAAAACCCAATACTTTCTAATACTTCATGTCCACATACTGGACACTGTGGTTTGTCAATCTCATTATAAAGAGCTACATTGAAATTACGCACGTATGGGCGAAGTTTATAGAATAACTCTTCTGTCGCTCCAATATCGCCAACATTGTACTCAAGCATTGTTGCTAGAGATTCCTCGTCTCCTTCGTCACAGCCTTTCCAAAGACTGAAACCAGAGTTGTCAATTTTATTTTTTATGCCTAGTTGCTCATTAATAAATTTCATCTTATTAGAAGAAAATTTAAAATTTTGTTTGGCAACAAGCAATGTATCAACAACAACATATTTCAATGGTGGCAAGTCATGTCTGAGAAATTCTGTATTAATATATTTAGCATCAAAATTAACAAAATTATGTCCAATAACAACATCTGCTTGAGATAAGAAATCCCAAATAGATTTAGCTATTCTTTTAGTATCACGAGTTCTTGCTTCTTTGGGTGACAAAATATCTGAGTACATTTCTGGTTCATTCAAGAACTTCCCAGCCCATCCCAAAATACAACCATCCGCTATAATTTGTTCAAGACCAATATTCTGCTCCCAAATTCCCCAACTATAAGAAACGATAGGCAATGTCTCGATGTCGCATACTGCAATTCTAGGCTTATCATAAGTTTTTCTAACAACTAATCCACTAGAGTCTTTTGAAGGAATATTCCTTCTCTTTCGTTCATTCTTAAAATCACATCTAAGGGATTCCCTATCAGGATATCCCCATTTTGTTCTCAATGTTTCTAATGTTTCCCCATTTGTATAATCACAAAGGTAATGCGGATAAACGTCATTAAAAACTTCTTCTCTCAATGTTATCTCCTCTAAACTATTGTCTGGTATAA